CGGTACGATAACCAAGCTATATGGCATTTTAAAGGTGGTTACACACTTGTGCTTGAAGAGGAGTTGGTCTTGGCCAGACCGCCACATGATGACCTTAAAGATGCGTTAGCGTCGGCTATAGCCATCTCCATAAAGCCTAAACAGACACGGACCAGTAAGGATGTGTTTGGTATTCAGGCACTGAACACAAACAAGCGCTTCGGCGGTATCTCATTTAGAGGATAAGTATGAGCACAAAAGTGGTCGAGCTCAATAAATGGCTCAAGCAAGACGATGCTGCGGCGTGGGTGTCCAACCTTTGGACTGCCTTTAATAACCAGCGACGAGAAAAGATTGAGGAGTGGAAGGAGCTTCGTAACTACGTGTTCGCCACAGACACTACAACTACAGCAAACCAGACATTGCCATGGAAGAACTCTACAACGCTTCCTAAGCTCTGCCAGATTCGTGATAACCTACACTCAAACTACCTGTCTGCACTCTTTCCTAATGATGATTGGCTGCGTTGGGAGGCGTATTCTAAGGATGATGGCACAAAGAAGAAGACCCGCGCCATTGAAGCCTACATGAAAAACAAAACGCGCGAGGGCCATTTCCGCACTGAGATGTCTAAGCTGTTGCTTGACTACATTGACTACGGCAATGCTTTTGCCACTGTCGACTTCTCTGCTCAGTACCGAGAAGACCCAACCACTGGCCAGCGCATTGCTGGATTTATTGGCCCACGGGTGTTCCGGATCTCCCCTCTTGATATTATATTTGACCCAACCGCTGCAACCTTCGACGAGTCGTTTAAAATCGTCCGCAGCATCAAGACTGTTGGTGAAATCCAGAAGATGGCAGAGGAGTGGCCTGAGAATGCCTTCTATGCCTCCTACGCGGCCCGTAGAGCAACTATGAGGCAGGTCCTAGGGGGTTATAGCATAGAGGACTTCGACAAGGCTGAGGGCTATTCTGTGGACGGATTTGGAAACCTCTACGAATACTACCAATCCGACTATGTTGAAATCTTGGAGTTCTATGGTGACTACCACAGCACAGAGACTGGTGAACTAAAGTCTAACGTAGTAATCACTGTGTTTGACCGCTGCCACGTTGTGCGTGAAGAGCCCGTCAAGTCATACTTTGGCAAGGCTCCTGTGTGTCATGTTGGGTGGCGTATGCGCCCTGACAACTTGTGGGCAATGGGGCCTCTGGACAATCTGGTAGGTATGCAATACCGCATTGACCACCTTGAAAACCTCAAAGCAGATGCCATGGACCTGTGCGTGCACCCACCGCTTGTAATCTCTGGGGAGGTTGAGGAGTTTGTGTGGGGGCCAGGTGCTGAGATTCACACCGATGAGAATGGTAGCGTCTCTGAGCTTGGCAAGAACCTTAACGGCATCATTGCTGCGTCTAACGAAATTCATACGCTAGAAGAGAAGATGGAGCTGTACTCAGGTGCACCTCGTGAGGCCATGGGTATTCGTACAGCAGGCGAGAAGACAGCGTTTGAAGTGCAGTCATTGCAAAACGCTGCTGGACGTATCTTCCAAGAGAAAATCACCAGCTTTGAGATTGAACTGCTGGAACCAACTCTGAACGCTATGCTAGAAGCTGCCAGACGCAATATGGAGGCGTTTGATGTCGTCCGGGTACTAGACGATGACTTGGCTGTACAATCGTTCCTGAGCGTAACCAAGGACGATATTACAGGGTCTGGTAAAATCAGACCTGTTGGAGCAAGACACTACGCCTCTCAGGCACAGCTTGTACAGAACCTTAGCATGATGCTGAATGGTCCAATGTCTCAGGTGGTTGCGCCACATCTGTCAGGCATCCAGCTCACTAAGCTGCTTGAGGATGTTCTTGGTCTTGAGCGTTACAACCTGTTTAAGCCCAATGCAGCCATCTTTGAGCAGCAAGAGACTCAACGCTTGGTGAACCAAGCACAAGAAGACTTGCAAATGGAAGCTGCTGTCCCACAGGACATCACTTCATGAAGACATCTTGGTTAAGTGGCATTAAGGACGCCAGTGTTAAGAAGGAGCTACGCTCTAATTTCTTGGCGTCTAAGATGGTTAGGGAGCGTCTGGCAGAAATGCTGGACGCCAAACTAAACAGCTCTGTTAGGGCGTCACGTAGTTCTGAGTCTTACGACTCCCCAAATTGGGCGTTAAAGCAAGCAGACGCCACAGGATACCAGCGTGCGCTGGAAGAGGTGAAGAGCTTGCTAGAAGACGCCAGTAAAAAAGATTAAAGAAATCTGTCTAGATTCTTAAAAAATCGGGGTATATACTATTGTATATAGTATAGAATCGAAGATTCAAATAGTATAATAGAATGTATATAATAAGTATATATATTATAGTATATATATAATACATAAGGATAAGTATGACTGATAATCTATTTACTTCTACAGAGCAACCTACCAGTCAGCCACCTGTAGATGTGAACCCTCAAGCAGACCTGCTTAAAATGGTTCTAAATGAACGCGGAGAGCCTAAATACTCCACAATGGAAGAAGCCTTTAAAGGGTTAGCTAACGCACAGCAATACATCCCACAGCTCAAGACTGAGCTTACGGCCAAAGAGCAAGAGCTCGCACAGTTGCGTGAAGAACTAGCCAAACGACAGTCCGTTGAAGAGGTAGTATCCAAGCTCACCACTGCTCAACAACAACAGCCTCAAGCCACCACTTCTGGCGCGATTGATGAACAGGGAATTGAAGCGTTAATCTCTAGTAAACTGTCTGCGTTCGAGCAGCAGAAAGTACAACAGACAAACGTAGAGTTTGTTCAAGGAGAGCTTGTTAAGCTTTATGGAGAGAAGACAAAAGAGCTGGTTGCAGCTAAGGCGTCTGAACTCGGTATGAGCGTTGAGGAACTTGGCAGCATGGCGGCTACTAAGCCGAAAGCCGTTCTGTCGTGGTTTGCTCAAGCACCACAACAATCTACCACTAGCGTTACAACTTCTTCTGTCAACACGTCAAAGTTCCAGCAAGCTCCTCAAGAGCCTGTTGGGCGTCCATCTAAAAGCTTGCTGTCTGGTGCCTCTTCCCAAGAACAAATTGATTACATGCGGAAGGTTAAGGCAGAGATTTACAGCAAGTATGGCATTACTCCTTGAGGTATTAAATGCAAGTAACAAGCAATAGCCAAGCGTTTATTGAAGCGGAGCAGTACAGCTCGTTCATTCTGAACAACCTGCACGACGGCCTCCTGCCACAAACCTTCTACCGCAACGTCTCTGACTTTGGTAGTGGCACCACCCTCCACATTAAAACTGTCGGCTCTGTAACCATCCAAGAGGCTGCTGAAGACACCCCGCTGGTGTACAACCCGATTGAATCAGGTGAAGTTAGTCTCCAGATTACTAACTATGTTGGTGATGCATGGTACGTAACAGATGACCTGCGTGAAGACGGCGCTATGATTGAGCAGCTCATGGCTGCACGCTCTGTAGAATCTACCCGTGCCCTGCAAGAGACCTTCGAGTCTCGTTTCCTGAGTGTGTGCAACGCCGCTCAAACTAACGCAAACGCCAACGTCATCAACGGCTTTGCACACCGCATTGCCTCTGCTGAGACAAACAACGTGTTTGCTCTGAAGCACTTGATTGCAATGCGTCTGGCATTCGACAAGGCCAACGTCCCTGACTCTGGTCGTGTGTTCATCTGTGACCCTGTTGTAGAAGCAACCCTGAACGGCCTCGTAACCATCACTCATGATGTCTCTCCGTTTGGTGAGATGATTTTGAAGGAAGGTATGGCTCGTGGTCAGCGCTTCGTGATGCAGCTCTTTGGTTGGGATATCATTACCTCCAACCGCCTGCCCACTGGCACCTTCTCTGATGGCACCACTTCCGTAACTGGCGGTGTAGCTAACATCTTCATGTGTGTGCTGGACGACAACACCAAGCCCATTATGGCTGCATGGCGTCGTATGCCGAAGGTTGAAGGTGAGCGCAATAAAGACCGTGCACGCGATGAGTTTGTAACTCGTTGTCGTTGGGGCATGGGTCCGCAGCGGGTTGATACGCTGGGTGTCCTGGTTACATCTGCTGTCAATTCGTAATAGGAGGATATATGGGTTTTGAAAATTCAGCCGGTCTTGGCGTTAGTAATTACTACGGCAAGCGTAATACCGGCGGTTCAATTGGTGTGGAGACTTCTGATTCCAGTAACCATCGTATGAGCTTACTCTTAACTTCTGGAATATATTCTTGTGAATGCTTGAGGGCTTCAAGAGCGGTCTTAACGTCTTTGTATTTCTGCTCACCCCTCTCATTCTTAATGCCTGACAAGAGGGTACTCAAGTCGTCACTGGGGAGAGGGTTATTTTCTTGCGGAGGGGTTGCTCCACCGTTATTTTGATTATTATCAAAGAGTGAGGGGTTGCTCATTCTATTCCTTATCTGTTGGTGCCCCATGACTGAATCGAACAGCCATCAAATCCTTACAAGGGACTTGTTTTCCCATTAAACTAATGGGGCAAAGAAGGCTACTACATGAGATGTGTCTTTCAACATTCAGAGGTAGTAGCTCTATTGATTTGGCGGAGAAGGTGAGACTCGAACTCACACACCCATCTCTGAGCCTTCTGTTTTCAAGACAGTTGCCGCTATGCCGATTCGGCTAACTTCTCCAAGAATATCTTAGTAGATATTTACTAGTGTAATGATCTTGTTTATTTAGAAATCTCAACTCCACTTTCTAAAAGAGATAAAATTTCATCCATTGCACGCTCATATCCGTTACTTTCAGCTTGAAAATAAGGCCAAGAAGGATTTTCAAAGGAACTCTTTGACACTCTTGTCTTTGAATTCTCTCTCAATTTCTCAACTACAATTTCACGCATTCTTTCACGAAGACGCCCAGCAGAGCGGAAGGAAGATGTAATCTCCTCCTTCTGCTGCTCATTAAGTCCCTTAGTCCATGTAGTTTTCATTGTACTGGCATCGATTGTTCAACTTCTAAATCTTCACCCGCTTGATTAGCTAATCTGGCTTGCTCCTGCTGCTCAAAAATTCCAACATGAGGTGTGACAAGTTCAAATCTATTCAGATTAAGATTATCTTCAACAAGCTTTGCCAACTCCTTAGTAGAAACGTGAGGGGCAATTTGTTGCCAAATAGGTGTGTTAGAGAGTTGTGTTAGGTTTTGAATCATCGTCGCTTGTGCAGCGAAGTGGCGAGCACCAATAGGTCGTAGAATGCCGGATGCGATAATATCATCACGGGTGATCTTGGAGAAGATTTCAACTCCCAGATCATCATCCATAACC